GGCAAACATCCCGACCGCATTGGCGCGCTCCTGCTCGGTGCTTTTCCCGTCGAAACGGAAATTACAGTCGATAAGGGTGACGCGTTGAACGGACGGCACAGCGACCCCGTTGATGGTTTCATTGACCATGACGGGCACGGTGAGCAAGACGCGGACATAAGTGCGTCCGCCCTCGCCTTTCCGCTTCCTGAGGGAGAGATACTTATTCCCCTCGGGCACGGCGGCGGCTTCAGCGAAAAGAAAGCCACCGTCTTGTGGATCCTGCGGCGCGAAGCTGTGCGCGACAGGCGTGGATTCACGGTCATTGACCGTGATGGTTGCGGCCTGAGCCATGGACGATCTCCATTCCTCACCTCGGTGTCTTTCGACCCGAGGCAAAGGCTACTAGAAGCGCTATCGAGGACAGCGCTTGGCTGAGGTTAAGGTCCGCCCGAAGGTAGACCGGTGGAGGTGTAAATCCGGGGTTTGCGTAACGCCGCATGGCGGTCACACGTACCGGACACCTTGCATAGAGGTCACCCGAAATCAGGTTCGCCGGATTTCCCATTGCATGGAGTGCAACGAAAGAACCCTTAAGAAACCTAGTCTCGTATCCCCAAAGGTAGTCCAACCCCGCCCCGGCTGTAAGCCCGGACAGGAAACTACCGATCCCGGTAAACCAATCCACAACGAAAGAGAGGGTCGTCAACTCCCACGCCAAAGCAATGGGATTCAACAAACCGTATCTCTCCAGCTGGTAGATGGAGGGATTGCGCACTTTGTAAAAGCACGCATGCTCCACGCCACGCTTTAGTGAACCTTCCAGACCGTCAATGTTGGCGATCTTGGGGAACCGTAGCGTGCCGTAAAGACCCGGGTCGAAAGACTCGTCGTAACTCTCCGAGTAGGCAAAGCCTACCGGTTCGTCGAAAACGCGTCTGTAGAGGGCATCAGATACTGCCTGGATATCGCTCATTATGGGTCTTACCCCATAAACGAATCTCAGGTACTCAGAGGCCGCACGGGTATGAATCTTTCGAACATCCCGTAGACGTAAGTTCCTAAGGCTCGTGATAGGCCGCCGAAGCGACCTATAGAGACGAACGGCATCCCCGATGAGGGAGGTGACTGTCTCGACCGACTCCTTCAGCTCGCCGATAAACTGGCCAGCGTTGAAGTCGTTGTTCTGCAATTGCGCGATGATTTTGTTACGACCATCGGCAATCACGGACGCGGGTATACTCGGCTCCAACGTCGTGGCATCACAGCCAAGGCGATGGGCGTTGTAGTCGCTGCATCCGTCCCATGAGTACTTGTAGTACCGCTTGTAAGCGGGGCAGAAATTTTCGACCGGCCCGAGTTCACATGAACCCGGAACAGCCGCTGTCGAAGAGAAGAAGGCCGCATAATCTGTCGGGCGAAAGAATTTCCCGGCTGCGGACGGCGCGGTGGCGTTGATGTCCGATCTTTGAGACCGGAACGTGACGCGGGCGCCAAAGTTGATGTTAGTCGACGAGCTAGGACCGAAGGACCCGATACAGGCGACCTGACGCATTTGCGTTTTGGTGTACCTCTCGGTGACCGAAGTCTGTCGAACGTCGCGCATCTAACTTTCTCCTCACTATGTGAG